GCGCCAAATACGTATCTTTCCCGAGCTTTGTATCTTACGTTACCAGTATCAAAATCACCTTCCATAGAAGTTTTAAGAGGTGCTCTATCGAAATGTTTCATTCCGTTAGGTACGTCTGTGATTAAGAAGAATGCATCAGTATCGTTTAGATAGTGATTAACGAAATAACCTTCAGGGATCATTCCCATGTGTTTAAGTGCGTTAATGTCATTATCTGCTGTACCGACTCTGCCTACAGATTTCATCAATCTTTCAGCTACGAATTGCAGGTTAGTAGGTATTACTAATCTTTTCGCCTTTGCTGCAACTTTTAGACCACGTTCATCTTTAGTGTTCGCAATGTCTATCATACATTGCTCTAATGATGTTTCGTTAAGGTCAGATGCGGTTGACAAAATGTTTGACTGATTACCAGATAACGTTGGGTGACTCGCAATCAATAATACTTGACCATCACCGTAAGTCGGATTACCCGTTCCAGTGAAGCCATTATTAAGGATGTTAGCACCTTTCGTATTCTTAGTACTTGCCATTGATCTTGCCAAAGCTTTTGTATAACGAGACGCAAGTCTGTCATACAAGTTATCTTCAATCGCTTCTTCAGTGATTGAGAAAGCTAATGCAATTGTTTCCATCGTATATCTTGCAGTGTAAGTTTCCTGAGCTGTGTCGAAGCTTACGCCTTGACCTTCAGGTTTTACGCCTGCTTCACCGAATCCTGATAACATTACTTCTTCTTCAAAAGCTCTGTCAGAAGACTCAGTTGCGAAGATATCTTTGGTTTCGTCTGCGTATTGTTTATACTCCAACCCGAACAAGGCGTTTAAACCGGGCTCGAGCTCTTTAATTAGCTGCTGTCGTGATATTGCCATAGTTTATATTCCTTATAGTGCGTTGTTGTAATAAACATGTTCATTGAATTTTACAATCCAATTAGAATTAGCCGCTGTTTCATCACTATTACTAGGATCTTCAGAAACTCTTATGAGAGCCATTTGTCCGGTTCCTGCATAAGAAGTAGCTCCGATTTCTTCTTTTGAACGGCCATTAGTTACAGCAGTTCCTGCTGTATAAGCCATGTCAATAGATCGTCCTACATAAGTTTGATTGATTGTACCTGAAGTTTGCACTTCAAATAAATCAGCGGGGTCATCATACACAAACGCTGTCGCGCCAGCCGCGGGATTTGTTACATCAATATCCCCAGGCCAGTAATTGTTGAACGTTGGTTTTCTAGTAGTTGGATCGTCGTAAAAACAACCGTTAAAGATACCTAGATTACGTGTTGAACTTGTAGCTGCTGCTTGTCCGATATATCCTGCAGCAATTGCTGCTCCAGATTCATCAGTGCCAGCACCCATTTCAACAATGTCACCTGCATAAATTGCAGATGTGTAACCACTTGCGATTACATATTTTGAGGTACCATTAGAAGTTGGTCTACTACCGAGTCCGCCGACTTGTCTAAAGCCAAACGCTGCGTCTTGGTTTGCCATATTATTACTCCTTGTGTGAATACGTTAGTATTCACGGTTAATTAAAATCGATGATAGGAAATTGGTTGTTATTCCGAGAAAGATTACTCTTTCTTTGTACCACCGAATTGTACGCGAGACTGCCTATCTTGTGAGATCGGCATACTCTTATGTTGTTCCCGTTTTAAATCGTGTTCTAAAGCTTCGTTCGCATCTCGGGTCATATTTCTAAAATATTCATCACGAGACTTGGCGATTTCTTCAGGTATCCTTGCCAACACAAGGCCACCAACTCCGATCATTCCCTTATACTTACCTTCCGTGATTATAGGATATTCGGATCCAGGGTATTCATCAGCTCGGACTAGTTCCCAGCCGGTTCTGAGTTTACCTTGAACATTCTTGGTATCATCAAAACCCATTGTTTCTACTCTGATCCATCTATGCCTATAGCCATCTGGGGCTTTGGGCGCATCTAAAGATGATGGTGGGGTCCATACTTTTGGCCTTTCAGTTTTAGACCTAGTCTGGCTCGCACGAGAAGTTTTTGTATCTTTTTCCATATTATGCTCCTTCCGTGTTTAATAATTGTTTCGCATATTCTTCGAGTGGCACGCCTAATTTTCGTGCAATCTGCACTTGTGAAGACGTGAGTTTCACATTTTTGCGCCCAGGTTTCACACTTCGTTTCACCGAAGCAACTGTCTGAACAGTTTTGGACGTATCTTTAACTGTTTTACCAAATTTCTGCGGAAAGTCAACTTTAATTCTTTT